TTTAGATATGGATATGAACCTCCAAACTGGGCAGATGCGGATACTTTATGGGAAGACGCTTCGGAACTTTTAATCCAAGGAGGGAACCGGGCTGGAAAATCTGAGTATGCAGCTAAAAAAGTAGTTAAGAAGTTAGCTGAGAAGAGAAACTCAAAAGTATGGGTTCTTGGAATGACGGCCCAATCATCCATTCGAGATCAGCAGCCGCTGGTCTACAAATACATCCCCGAAGAGTGGAAGAACTTAAAGAAAACCAAGGTTCAAAACGTAAGCTACAGTCAGAAAAACGGCTTTACTGAAAACACCTTTGTATTCCCGAATGGTTCGCAATGTTGGTTTATGAATTATTCGCAGGAGATGCGGGTGATTGAGGGTGGAGAAGTTGACTTAATTTGGGCTGATGAGCTTGTGCCGCTCCAATGGATTGAAACTTTACGATTTAGGCTAGTTACCAGAAGTGGAAAACTGTTGGTCACCTTTACTCCAGTAGATGGGTACACCCCCACGGTCAAGGAGTACATCAACGGTATGAAGATACTGGAGACAAAACCAAGCCCTCTGCTTCCAGACACCGTAAACGTACCGGGATGTGAGGTGGGCCACATGCCGTATACTGCTAAAGGAAGAAAAGAAAGTAGTAAAATAATTTGGTTTTTTACCTCCATGAATCCGTATAATCCTATCTCGGAAATGGAGAGAACCCTAAAAGGTGAGACTTCTATCCAGATAAAACTACGGGCTTATGGGTTTGCCCAAAACTTAACGGGTAATCAATTTCCAAAATTTTGTCACGTACACATTCTAGACCCTAAAGAGATACCTGAAAACGGAACTAACTATTTTGGAGTTGATCCGGCGTGGAGTCGAAACTGGTTTATGCTTTGGATACGGGTAGATGAGAAGGGGAGGAAATATGTGTATCGGGAGTGGCCGGATAGAAAGACGTATGGAGAGTGGGCTATCCCCGGTGAAAAGCCAGATGGCTCGATTGGGCCTGCCCAAAACATTGGAGGAGGCCGGGGAGTTACAGAGATCAAGGAAATTATCGAAAGTGCCGAAAATGGTGAAAAGATTGAGGAACGGTATATTGACCCCCGTGCCGGAGCAACCCAAGCTGCCGGGAGAGATGGGGGAACGAGTATTATTGACTTGCTTGAAGAAGGAGAAAAGCCTATGTACTTTCTCCAAGCGGCTGGAATATCCATCGCTAACGGTTTAACAATTATGAACGATTGGTTGAACTATGACCAGAACGAAAGCATATCAGTTCTAAATGAACCGAATTTATACATTAGTTCAGATTGTGGAAATTTGATTTACTCTCTGCAAGAATGGACGAACCGAGATGGGGACAAAGGAGCAACGAAAGACCCAGTTGATTCGTTACGGTATTTGGCAGTAATGGAGCCTATTCACGTAACGGCTAAAACTTTCGCCGCGTCAGAAGTGAAAGGATACTAATTATGGAGGATACAAGTATTGATAAGTTAGTCGAACATACAGACACACCAGATGTCGCAGAGTTGACTAAAGAATATGTTCGGAGCCTACACGACGGCTATTCGATGACAAAAGTTTCAGAAGCCGATAATATTCGGCTAACCCGGTGGGCTGGTCAGAGTGACGATGGGAAAAAACACAGTAAAAATCTTACGGAAGGAAGTCAGGCTTTTCCGTGGGAAGGTGCGAGTGACACTAGGATTCCTCTTGCGGATTCTATTATTAACGATTGCGTGGATGTCCTTACTACTGCGGCTAGTAGAGCTACTTTAAAGGTTGCGGCCACCGAGATAGGGGATGTGGAGCAAGCTGCCGTTGCAAACAAGATGATGCATTGGCAATTGGACACTAAACTTTACCACACGATAAATAGGGAAGCAGAACTTCTAGCTCAACACGGACTACAGTATGGTTGGAGTGCTTTGTTTGTTGGGTGGGATCAGAGAGTAGCTTTAAAACCTGTTGCGATTACTATGGAACAGATTTTCCAAATGCTCGATCAGTTGGAACAGGACGATCCTTTACGAGATTTTCCAGAAATTATAGCCGACCCGGATAGGGAAGACGAAGCGATAGCAATTATTAAAGCTCAATACCCTAACGCTACCGATAAAGAAGCTAAAAAAGCGATAAAAGAATTGAGGGAAACCGGGCAGACCCAAATCCCAGTTGCTTATATTGCAGTCAACCAACCTTCCATAGTGGCTCTCAAACCTTGGGAGGACGTAACCTTCCCCCCTGAAACAACCGACCTACAATCAGCTAGAGTTATATTCAGGCGAGTTTTTCTAACTGAAACTGAACTCCGGGCTAGAACAGTTGACGAAGATTGGGATGAGGCTTGGGTTGAGAAGGTGGTGAATACGGCGGGTAAGTCTGTGGAGTTTTTTGAATTTTCACAAAGTATCTCCAACCTATCCATAAACGACACAATAACCAGACAAGACAATCTCATTGAAGTTGTTTACGCATACACACGGCAAATCAATGAGAATAACATGCCGGGTATTTATTACACTATTTTCAGTCCGATATACACAAAAGACGATTCTGGAAATGATATTTTCGCCAAACACGAACTGCTGGATTATGTCCATTGTCGGTATCCGTTTATTGAATTTAGACGGGAACGGCTTAAAAGGCGTGTAGTAGAGTCCCGTGGAGTCCCTGAAATATGTGAGACTTGGCAAAACGAAATCAAGACTCAACGGGACTCGGTATTTGATTCCACCTCTTTTGAAACACTTCCACCTATCATGGTGAACAAGAGGATTGGATTGGCTAATAAAGTTGGCCCCGCAGTCCAACTCCCCGTAACTAAACAGGGAGACTATGAGTTTATGAAGCCGCCGCCACGAACCCCCAACACGGCACTAAACCTTATTGAAATCGTGGAAAGACAGGCAGATAGTTATTTTGGAAGGGCTAACCAAGGTGTGCCGCCCGTGCAGACTCAATTGAAGCAACAGCGCATGGTGAATAACTGGTTAACAACTTGGACTGAAGCATATCAGCAAATGTTTACTTTGTGCCTACAGTTTCTATCCCCAGAGGAAATACAGAAGATTACTGGTTCGGGAGTTATTCCTAGATCAGACATGATGCAGTTCGACTTTGTTTTGAAATATGATGTTCGGGAATTAGACACCGAATATGTGGATAAGAAACTAGCGACAATAAGCCAATACGTTATTCCCCAAGATGCTGGTGGAGTTTTGGATAGGAACAAGTTGATTGGAATGGTGACTAAAGCCATAAGTCCAGACATTGCCGAAGAGTTAATCATAGACCAAGCCACGGCTAGTCAGAAGATGTATACTGATGTTAAGACTGAAATTGGTCTAATGATGCTTGGGAATGAAGCTAACTATGTTGAAAACGATCCCGCAGCAAAAACGAAGATGCAATATGCTCAAGACATCGTATCCCGGAATCCCAAAGCTCAATCGGCGTTACAAGGAGATGAGGTATTTCAGCAATTATTTGAGAACTACTCCAAGAATCTTCAAATGTCGATCATGCAAGAAGAGAACAAGACGATTGGGAGAATCGGGGTTAGTCAGTTAACATGACGGATTTATCTCATTTCCAGTTTGACCAGAACCCCCTTTGGGATGATATACAGAAAAGGCTTGAAGATATGATTGAGGTGGAGATGTCTGAAGCTCTCGTTCAGGACATTAGTCCAGAGGTTAGGAGTCACCAATGTGGACGGGCTGAAGCTCTGGCTGATTTTAAGCATTCTCTATTAGAGACATGGGAAAAAGCTAACTCCAGATGATTGAAAAATTTAGGGCTTGACAATTTTATGAGAACGGGTTTTATTTCCGTAACTTTTGGTTCTTTACCGGAATCAATACAGTTTGTGGGTTTCTGCGTATCCCTAAAAACGCTGTTTGCCTAACTTGCAGGGCTTGAAACCAGCATGAGTGAAAACACAGTAGAGGGAGAAAGCAGCACTCCCGAATCGACGGAAGCTGCACAGACGAACATTGGTGAACTTTTGGACACCGATGGATTGGCAAGTCAACTGGAAAGGATGTTTGATACGCCAGACGAACCCGCTGCGGAAAGTGCGGGAAATGAGGAATCGCCTCCTATTGAAGATGAGCCGAGTGGTGAGTCGGAGGGAGAAGCTGAAAGTGATCTTTCTCAAGTTGAAGAAGAACCTTCTGCGGAAGTTGAACAGGCAGATGAGGGTGTTGAGGAACAGAAGGAGAATCCCCACAAAGGACTCCTAAAGAGAATCGACAAACTAACTGCCCGTCGAAAGGAAGCTGAAGGTAGGGTTGATGGTCTGGAAGACGAGATCAAAGTCCTTCGTGCGGAATTGGATAACAAGGATGATTTAAGTGATCTTCCTAGAGTTGCAAAAGATAATCCATATTCCCATTTGAAATCCATATCGGCAGTAAATAAGGAAATTGAACAGGCTGAAGAGATATTGGAATGGGCAGAGGATAATGCAGATGGAACTGAAGTTACTAATTCTCAAGGGGAGGAAGTGTCATATTCTAGAGAGGATGTGACGCAGATTAAGCGTAATGCCCGAAAAGCACTACGCACACAACTTCCAGAACAGGAAAACTACCTTCGAGAAGAAACTGAAGTTAACCAGAGAGTGGAACAGATTTTTCCATATTGGAAAGATCGGAGTTCTGCGGGGTATCAAGAAGCAATGGAGATTGTAAAAAATCGCCCCGGCTTAAAGACTTACCCAACATGGAAAGCAGATGTGACTATGTTCCAATTGGGGCTACAGGCTTATAAGGAGATGACAACGGACAAGCAGCCGAAGCCAAAAGCTAAAGCTGCTCCGAAACAACCATCTGCTCCGAGCCAAGCTCCAGTTGTGGATAAGCCTCAACAAGCACGTTCAAATTCCGCTAGGAAAGCCTTCAA